GGGCGACGTACTCTTCCAGATCGCGCCCCTGCCGCATCGCCTCGTTGTCCTCGCGGTCCGGCACGCGGCCGGTCTTGTCGCACCACACCGTGAACGGCGTCGCCCACTGCGACAGGCCGACCACGGCGGCGGCGTCGCTGCCGCCGATGCTCTTCCAGCGCTCGCTCAGCCATCCTCGCACCTCCTCACCGGCCTTTCATAGCCCAACGTTTGTACATCCGGATATCGCGCTGAAAAGTCTGCAAACTCCTGCCGGTCTTTAACAATGCCGCGCAGTTCACGGTCCATTCGCTCTTGCATTACGTCTTGTTCCATTCCGAGGTGCAGCGTCTCAGCATAATAGTCAGAAAGCTCCGTCACTAAATCGAACAGTCGTTTTATTCTGTCATACCCCCAGCCGAGGCGATGCAGTGCGATCATCGTGCAGTCGATCGCGTACTGCTCTCCGACCAGCATGCCGCGGTTGAGCAGATCCCGTTTCATGCGCTCAAGCCGTTTCGCATAGTCATTCACGCCACCGTCTCCTTTCGGTTCCTGGGTACAACTGGCCGGCCTTCATCGTCGCGCTTGCTGCCGGCCTTCAACCAACGCAGCCATTTTTCGAGAAAGCCCTTGTGAGTCACGCGGGGAGACACCGCGCCCGGCACGCACTCGTTCTGATAGCCGTGGATCTGAATCAGCTGATTGCCATGCATTTCGATCGTCACATAAGGCTCATGTGGCGCGCTGCTGCGGCGTAGGAAAACGATGGACAGCGTCCCGTTGATGTGTCGCTCGGCATAGCCGCCCACGCAGTGCTCCAGCACGCGGCCCTCCCGCTTAATCGCCGCGGCTGTCGCGGGAAACACGATGCACAAGCCGTCCGCCTCGTACTCGTATTTTTCCCGTCGCTCTTTGAGATCCTTCGCGCGTTCTGCCGCAACGCCTGTTCCAGTTTCGATGCTGGCCGCCAGCGCCGCGGTCGCTGCGGCGTGCGCCGCGCCGAGGTCATCCGGCCACAGGACTTTCGAGTGCTCCAGGCAAAGCCCCGTCTGATAGGCTGCCTCCAAGTAGTCCTTGTAGATCTCCCACATGCTGTGCGCGTCCGGGATGAGCTGCGGGTCATTGAAGGCAAGGCCGTTGATATATCGCTCGAATCGATCCGGATCAAGGTTATATTGCCGGCAAAACCGCAGCACCGCCATCGGCTCCATCCATTGATCGTCCCATGCCGCGACCCGCGCGAGGCTCCAGCTTTTTCCGGAGCGGCGCGCATAGTTCCGGAGTTCCAGCCATTCGAGGTGTGCGCCGCCATCCATCCATTCACGCAGTTCCGCGCGATTGAGGCCAAGCGCCTTGCAGATATCCGGCTCCTCCCAGCACATCGCCGCGGCGTTTTTCTTGCGCTGACCGATCAGGTCGCTGACCGGCCCGTATAGACGAGCCTTGACAAGCATTTCGATCTGCTTCGGGTAGATGCTGTAGGCCGTCAAATACTCGATCAGGTCCGAGTACCGTTTCGCATAACCACGCGGGCCCAACGGCCGGTATTGCCATCCGCAAAAATACTGGCAGTAGCGATAGGCCGGATTGTTCTCCAGTTCCTCGCGCGCAACGACAAAGTAGGGCGAGTGAGTATAAAAACCGATATAGCCTACCTTGAACGGCTCCTGTACCAGTTTCCTGCGGCTGAGGCGATCCCGCTCCCACGCCGCCTCAGGACAATCGCCCCACACCTGATGATTCAGTTCCAGCACAGCGCCGTGCGTGAAGCGATAGCCCGCACAGGGCGACGCCTCCGGAGGCGCAGTCAGATCCGCGTCGTCACGGTATTCCTTTTGCAGATACAGCGCGTCGGCATATAGCGCGTCGCCCACGCTGTGCAGTAGCACCGCGGTTTCGTATTGGCGCAAAGTGTGGCGATACTTCGCCTTGCTGAGATCGATCCGCGTGATTTTCCTGCCGCACCACGGGCAGACACCCTCGGCCTTGTGCCGCAGGCCCTCCAGAAGCGCGCGGTGATCCGGCGTCTCCGTCCGCTGCTGCACGGTCAAAAACTCACGGTGACCGCAGCAGCTCGCGCGGAGCTCAACGGCGGTGCGAGCGTTCACCCAGCGGAAAAACAGATAATGCAGAAAAAGGTCATTAAGCCGACGGACGTCATCTTCGGTCGTTTTCGGCCATTTTTCGATGATGGATTTTTCCTCGTCTGTGTATTTCATGCTGCCACCTCACAGAAAGTCCTCAAAGTTGAGAACGATCCCGCGCGCCGGCTCGCTTGCGGCCGCCGGCGCCAGCACGATCTTCATCTGGAACTCGATCTGTGCGCCGTCGAAGTAGAACTGCACCGCGCGCCGGTAGGCGTCAATGTCGGAAATGCTGCTGCCGCAGTTTTTCGCCACGGCTTTCATGCAGTCAGAGAAGCTGCCGCCCTGCGCGACGGCCTGTGCAAACTCCTCGTTTTGGGCGCAGAAGCTCTTAAGAGCATCGCGCACGCTTTTTTTCATAGCGGCCTCATAGCGGTCGCCTTTGAAGTTCTTGTACTCGCCGTCGAGCTTTTGGACTGCTTCGATGTTCCAGCTCATTCCGCGCACCTCCCAATCTGCTCCGCGAGGGAGCGCATCGCATTCCGGATCGCGGTGGCCGTCGTCTCGTCGCTGCGGTTACGGGCCTTCATCAGCAGGCCGTGCAGCTTGTTTGCGTGCTCGGCCATTTGGCTCAACAGCTCGCGGCAGAGGGCGAGATCGGCATCGCCGGCGACGGTGTTCTCTTTCCGCAGAGCGTCCATCTCGCGGCGCAGAGCTTCGGACTCCTCTGCGGCAGATTCTTTCGCCGCGGTGAGCTCGGCGCGCAGCTGCTCCAGTTCCGCGGTGGCGCTGTCTTTCTTGGCGGCGTCCTCCGCCTTTTTGAGCTTGGCCTCGAGCGCGGAGACCTTTTTCTGCCACTTTTCTATTGTCTCCTTCTTGGCCGCCTCGATCGCCGCCTCGTCGCGGTAAACGTCCCGCGGTGCGCCCTCCAGCTCCTTCACGCGGGCCTCGGCGGCCTTTGCGCGGGTCTCCGCTTTTTCAGCCTGCTCGAGATACTCGTTCGCCTCGGCGTTTGCTTTGTCATATCGCGCCTCGATCTTTTTCGCGGCCTCGATCGCCGCGTCCCTCTCCCGGATCGCCTGCTGCAGTTCGCGGGTGCTCATTTCCTCCACCGGATGAGTTTCAATGAACGTCTCCCGATCCGCAGGGTCCGGAAGAGCAAGCAGTGCCACGGCTTTGCTCAGGCCCAAACCCGCAAGCGCCTGCGGATTTGAATATTCGCGCGCTACGCGCATAAGGTTCTGGGCATGCCGCTCACTGATGTCGACCCGTTCCTGAAGCCAGGGCAGCCATTCGCCGTGCGAAAGCATGCTTTTCGCCTCGATCAGGCGCTGACCAATGGTCAGATAGCCGTCCACAACGCGTCCTTTTGCGTCAAGGATCTCTGCCGTCACGGTTTCGATATCGCGCACCGGCGCGGGAGAATCGGCGCCGAGGCTCGCAAGGCTCGCGGCGCCGACCGTGCTGGCGATGCTCTCGGCAAGATTCAATTTACGCATAGATTGATCCCCTCCTGTTCAAAAACTCAGAAACGAAAGCGTCATAATCCGCGGCAACGCTCTGCGCCGCCTTCCCCTGCATAAGACGCAGCGGCAGTCGCTGAAATGTGGAGGCGTTGACTGCCTCGGCTTTTCTGATTGTAGAGTCAAAAACCGGAACAGCGCTCTGACGCAGAGCGTTTTCAACTTCCCGCGCGATGACAGTCTGCGCGTCGCGCATCGTAATCAGCGCGCCGGCAATGCGAAGGAGAGGATTGAACTGGCGCATGCCGGTGATCTGCAGCGTCAGCTCGCCGAGCCCATCAAAACTGAATGCGTCCAGCTTGATCGGGACGACCACGTCGTCTGCAGCAATCAGCGCTGCGCTGGTTGCCGCCGTAAAACTCGGCGGGCAATCGATGATAACGTGATCATAAGCTTCGTCCTCTGCCATTACCTCAACAAGGTCGCGCAGCGCATGCAGATTCGCGCGATTTTCACGCAGCGCAGCGATGTCCGCAAGGATCAGCTCATCCGAGGCCGGCAGCACGTCGATTCCAAGCTTTCCCCCGAGCAGAACGGGCTGCATGTTTTCGGGATAGTACGGCTCGGCCGTCCCCATCAAGACGCTGTAGGTTGAACAAAGCGTGGGGTCTGCGCCGCAGAAGGTGGTCGCATTGAGCTGAGGATCGCAGTCAAACAGAGCGACCTTCTTGCCGCGCGCAGCCAGCGTCGCGGCCATGTTGAGCGCGGTCACGGTTTTCCCGACCCCGCCCTTGCAGTTAAAAATTACGGTGGTTCTCATGGTTTCTCTCCTTTGTCAAAATTTAAAAGTCTCGCGGATGGTCTCGTTGCGAAGATGCGCCTCAAGCGTGTAGTGCCGGTGCGCGGCGTTCACATGGATCACGACGCCGCGCAGTGATGCAGGAATGAAAAAACGGACGCGATCGGCAAGCTTCGGATCACGGTCGAACGCTGACGGCCTGAACACGATCACGTCACCGATCTGCGGTAAAGTCTGCAGCATAAATTCTCCTTTCTTCCGTCCTCCGCGGCAGGCAGGTGCTGATGGAACAGATCTGACAGGAGGGGCAGAAAAGATCAATGGAGGAAACCACCTGCCCACCGCGGAGGACGGACCTGATTGAATTAAAACGGCAGATCGCCTGTTTCGCTGAGTTCTGAAAAGGCCAGCTGCCCGCTGTCCGCTCTGCTGCGCGTTTTTGCTGCCCGCCCCTCCGCAATCAGACGGCGCATCGTTCCGCGGCTGCCGTCAAGTTCGCGGAAGGTCTGGTGTGCGCCGTCGAAAACGAGCGCGACCTTGCCGCGCATGCCCTCTTTATTTTTCGCAACACGCAGAATGCGATGATGGTCCTCGTCAAGCAGCTCACTGGTCTCATCGCCATCGATCAGGCGTGTGCCGGAGCGCGGGCGGTAGAGCAAAAGAATCAGATCTGCGTCGCGCTCAAACTGTGAGCTTTCGCCGATGTCGAACATGTCGGCGTCGCGCTGCGGAACAGCCGTTTTGCGGTTGACCTGTGCAGGCCGGTCCGGCCGACGCAACTGGGCCAATTCCACGACCATGATTCCAGACGTCTGAGCGAACGTGTGCAGCATCATGCTGACCTCTGCCATCTGCTCTGCACGGGACGCGCTGCGCGGAGCCGTGGACTTGATCAGTTGCACGTAATCGATAAAAACCACGTCAAACCCACGCGCTCTGCTGACGCTGGCAATCTGCTCCGCTGTCATACCGCCCCCGCGCAGCACGGTGAGGCGGCGTTGCGCGGCTGCCGTAGAGCCTTCTGCAAAACGATCCCAATCCTCTTGTTTGAGGTCCTGCCGCTTGATTCGAGAAAAGTCGATCTGAAATCCGCTGCTGACAAGCCGGTCTTCCAGTTTTTCCATGCTGGTCTCCAGGCTGAAAAACCCGACGTTGTGCCTTTCAGCCATCCGATACGCCGCCGTCAGAGCAAAGGCGGTCTTTCCGTCGCTCGGCGCCCCGCCGATCATCACGACGTCGCCTTTTTCCGCATAGGTATAAGCATCGATGCTTCGGATACCGAACGGGAGGTATTCCTTCTTCTTCGTCTCGCCTTGTCGCGCGGCAAAGTCTCGGATCAAATCTGAAATCGTGCGCGCCTCGATTGCGCGGCCGGCCGAGAAGACGTCGATCAGCTCTGAAACGACTTGCTGGCAATCCTGCAGCCGCGTCGCACCGGCAAGGACCTCACCGGCCGAGCGAATGCGCCGAAGCGCCGCTTGCTCGTGCATGGCGTCGGCATACGCTTCCCAGTTCGCCGCGCTTGGCGTCACCTCCAACAGCTCAACAAGCAGCTGCGAGTAGCTTTCGCCGACGACGTTCCGCACAGTGACGCCGTCCACAGGCTTTCCCTCGCGGAACAGCATCCGGATGGCCTCAAAAATCGTGCGCAGCTCCGGCGTCAGGAAATCCGCTGTGTCGACCTTCGAGAGAACCTGCGGAATGATCGCGTCGGATCGAAGCATCGAGCCGACAACAGCTTGTTCTGCGTCGAGCGTTCGCTGCGCTGTGATCTGAGGCGAGGTCAGTGCCATTCGCCGATCGCCTCCCCTCTCTGCTTGTCAGGCGGTCTTTCGACCTGCGTATCGGTGTCCACGTCCTCCCATCTCCGCTGGTTGAGGTATGTGCTTGCGTAGGGCAGTCCGTACCCTGCCTGCCACAGATCGGAAGCGAGCTGCACGCGTAAGGCGCGCCCGATCGCATCGATCAGCTCATCGTCCGGCTTGAGCTTGTCCCATGCGCGGACGGCTGCGCCCCTGGCGTCGCCGCGAACATTTGTGCGATAAAAATTCCAAAAGGCAATGAACCGTTCCGGCTTCCAGTCCGGAATGCTGAACCCCGTTTTTTGTTTTTTTTGCATTATTCTTTTATTATTCACTAGAGTAACGTTACTTGTTACGCAGGAAGGTATCGTAACGGTCTCGCCATTTTTGTCTAGTCTAGTATCGCCAAAATTGGCAGTATCGCCAATTTTGGCGATACTGATTTTCGGGGCTTCAGAAAGAAAAATCCGACGTTCGCGATTGCCTTTCGTATCGGCCGCGCCGACGACATCGATCCGGACAGCGCCGGCCCGTTCCAGCTCCGAAACCAGTCGGGTGACCGTGCGCTCGCCGAGCCGAAGATCGTCAGCGAGCGCACGGTTTGTGGCCCAGCAATAGCCCTTCTCGTTGCAGCGCACCGATATTTCGCCGTACAGCAGTTTTGCTGAGGCGGATATCCGTGTATCGCGCAGCACATGAGCCGGGATGACTGCGTAATACGCAACGTAGCCAGTCATTTTCGCCCCTCCAGATAGTCGATTCCCCGGCTAATGCCGGCCGTCAGCGTTACAACGCCGACGATCTGCAGAAAGATTCCCAGCGTCATGGAAAGGTCGCCCCCTTTCCGGCGCAAAGACTTTTTCTTGCATTTCCCGGGGAATGTCACACAGCACTTCAGTGAAAGCGCTGCGGCGACGATCCCGTCCAGCTCGCCCATGATCCGGTCGAACTCCACGCGCTCAGCCTGATTGATGACGCCATCTTCCGCAATGTCAACCAGGATGTGCGCGGAATCTGCCTGAGCGAACCGATAAGCTCGATTGACCAGCTGCAGGACGGCGTTCGCCAATGGCAAGGCGCCGACCTTGTCGGGCAGGATTTCCAGAGGCGCCGCGGCCGCTCGCAAGTGCAGCAGTTTCAGCCATTCCGCGTCGTAGGCGTCGGCCATCAGCGCCACCGTTTCAGTCGGTGGAATGCGCTGCCCTGCCTCGTATGCTTTGACCGATTCCACGCTGAGGTGCAGTGCCTCAGCTGCAGCCTCCTGCGTCAGGCAGGTAGAAAGACGAGCCTTTTTATAAATATTCGGGTCCTTATTATGCATGGTATTTCTCCTTTCTCCGGTGTAGCATCACTTCAGGCGGCGCGATAACAGGCCACCATGCGCAGCAGCTCTTCCGGCGTGGGCTCCAGCACGAAGATCAGCCGCCACAGCTCTTCTGCGCTCCAGCCGCCGCTGTGCATGCGCTTCGAGATCTGCGAAGGAGCCAGATGCAGCAGCGTGCCGAGCTCGTTCTGCGTTCGGATACCCTTCCGAGCCATGCAGATCCGGATCACCGTGCAAAGCTCCTTTTGCTGCCTGGCAGGGTTAAACAGTGCGCGGGTCAGTTTTGTCGCCGGCATTTCGTCTTTCCTCCTTTCCCATTTTGATCTTCGCGCGCAGTTCATCCGCACGGAAGTCCCGCAGCGCGCCGTCGTGCTGCGCCAGCGCGATCATTGCCTCGGCCAGCACGTCCAGTTTTCGACTTGCCTCGCGGACTTCCTGGATGATGCGCTCCAGCTGCTGGTCATTCATGCGCTCGGCACCTCCCCGCGGCTCAGGCCGAGCAGCTCATCTGTCGAGCAATCAAACACCTGCGCAAGCCGGACAATCACCTGCGGCGTCGGGATCGTTGCGCCCTTTTCATACTGCCAGACGGCAGCCGGTGTGACGCCGACCGCCATAGCCAGCTCCGCGCGGCTCATGTCCGCCATCAGGCGCCGACGCTCGATCGTCAGCCCGAGGATCGTCTTGTTGATCTCCTGCATCAAATCCCTCCTTGACTGATTTTTGAAAAGCGTGTAAAATTAGTGTGGCTTTATAGAATTCGGCAAAAACGTCGGAAATGGGTATGTCCATCTCCGCTTTTTCGGCCGCGCCAATTAGTATGGCTTTATATTAAGTCACCTTTTTATTCTTGTCAAGTAAATAATCACCTTTTTATTATTTCTGTCATTTTGCACAATCACCTATTGGGGGCTTGCAATATGGATATTGAACGTTTTGTGGAAAACATCAAATTCTACTGTAATAAAAAGGGAGTTAAACCAACGGTAGCTTGCGCAGAAAGCGGCGCTGGCAAAAACATGCTCAATCACCTGTCCAACCGCGGGAGCATACCATCCGTAGAAAAAGTACATCGCCTCGCGAAATATCTTGGCGTGTCTGTTTCCGAGTTGATCGGCGAAAAAGAAATAGGCTCAAATCCGCAGACGTCTGCGGATTTGAGCCAGGAAGAATGGGACATTATAGCAGCCTACCGACGCGCCGATGGCCGCGCCCAGCAGGTTGTCGATCTGACGCTGGAGCCGTTCCGGACGGAACAGCAAAAGCGCAATATCATTGGATAATATCTGACAAGCTTATTGACTTTACAATATATAGAACCGAGCGCAATAAGATTTAGACTTTTTCTGTTATCCTTTAGCTGAGGAGGCTATTATGGAGCGAGATTCCTTTTTCGATGGAAGCCTGTTGCAATTAATAGGGTGCGAGCTTGTCTGTTTATTGGTGACAGTCTTAACAGTGGGCATTTGCTACCCGTTTGCAATTTGTTTTTTTAAGCGATGGGAAACGAAGCATACGGTAATCGAAGGAAAGCGGCTTGCGTTTGATGGCCGGGGCATGCAGCTTTTCACGCAATGGATCAAGTGGTGGTTTTTTTGCTTGATCACGCTCGGGATTTATTCTTTCTGGCTCCCGATCAAGGTAAAACACTGGGTAACAATGCACACGTTTATTTCAGATAACGAAGCATCGGAAATGCCGGTCGTAGAAAGACCGCAATTAGTAAATGAAAAATCAGCTGTCGAGATCATTGAGGAAAAAGATCGTCAGCTTGTCGCTCGAATCATTTTTTGTGCTGTTGCCGCGGTTTTCTTCTTGTTTGTAGTTGCTATTATTGGCGCCATTGTTTCGGATGCCAGCGCGAAAACCATGCTTGTTCTTCTCGGCGGAACTTTGTTTTTTGGTCTCGCATCCTGGTTGATTGCCGATTCAACAGGATGGTAAAACAATTTGTCCGATAGGTATCAAGAATGAAACTTCCAAAAGCAACACAGCTCCCGTCCGGAAACTGGCGCGTGCAGCTGCAGCTGGGCGGAGAGAGGATCAGCCTGACCGGCGCCGATCGCAAATCACTGGAAAGAGAAGCTGCCTATCTGAAGGCTGAATATAAAGCCGGACACCGTGATCCGGCGCCGGAGATGAAGCAAGAGTCTGAGGGCCCTGACCCAGCTGCCGCTGCGGTGACCGTGTCGCAATGTTTCGATGCGTATCTTTCTCCTCGCGGACACAGCCTGTCGCCATTGACGATACGGTTTTATCGAAGCGTTCAGAAGAACCGGTTTGCCTCTGTCATGAGCCGACACGTCGACGATATCGCGTCCGATGAATGGCAGGGCTTGGTGGACGCCGAGGCCGCGACGGTTGCGCCTAAGACGCTCCTGAACGCCTACAGCGCGATGAAAACAGTGGTGCGTGCTGTGTGCGGTGTTGCTCTTCCAACCGTCACGTTGCCGGGGTCTGCGAGCCGAGAGCGGGCATTCCTGTCGTCGGCCGAAATTCCTCTCTTTGTCGCGGCTGTAAAAGACTCGCCTTATGCGCTGCCGCTTTTACTCGCGCTGTCATCCATGAGGATTTCGGAGATCAATGCGCTGCGGTGGGAAAACATTCCAAAAGATCCCGATTTTATCTGGGCTCGCGGCGCCGTGGTGCTTAACGAGAAAAACGAATATATCGAAAAAAATCAAAACAAGAATGAAACCAGTCAGCGACCGGTTCCGATTTTAATCCCAGAGCTGAAGGCCGCGCTGGAGCGCGATCGGAAAGAGAACGGGCCGGTCATGCCTTGTTCTCAAAACAATCTTCGACTGGCGTGTCATCGGATCTGCAAGCAGGCCGGCGTCACCGACGTCACGGTGCACGGTCTTCGGCATAGCTTTGCCAGCCTGTGCTATCACCTGCGCGTGCCGGAAAAGATCGCGCAGGACATTGGGGGTTGGAAAGACGCGGCTACGATGCATAAAATATACACTCATATCGCGCAGCTCGACATCAATCGTTATAAATCTGAGCTTGCAGCATTTTACTCTAAAGAAAAGAAATAAAAGCCGGACGTTTGTCGTCCGGCTTTTATTTCTTTTCGTGTGCAATTTCGTGTGCAATTTCTGTTCCCCGTGTGGGAAAAACTTTGACATTAAGGATAATATTTTCCGCAAGAGCGAATTTCCGTTAACCCGCAAAAGCGTTGATATATCAAGAAAAAACCGAGAAACCGCATGGCTTCTCGGTTTTTCTTTTGGCAGCGGGTGAAGGATTCGAACATTCAACCTTTCTCGTAAAAATAGCTTATTTCCTAGCCGTTTTTACGTCGTGTGCAAATTCGTGTGCAATTTCAAAAAGATCAATAAGGCTTGTGTCCAAAGGTTTTTTGATATTCAAGATCCAAATAGTCTTGAATCATCGAAGAAAGCGAGACGCCACGAGCACAAGAACAAAAAGTCAAGCATTAAAAAAATAAAGGGAAACAACCCCCTATTCTTTTTTCAAAACGCATCAGGATCAAGGCAAGCTGCTCGCGCGTCACCGGCTCCTGCCAGTGCAAATTGCCCGCGCCGTCGCCCTGAAATACTCCGGTGTGCACCGCCCAATACGCCGCATCACGCGCCCAGGACGACGCGGAAAGCGACGCCGCGATGGCCTTGTAATCGGGGCAGATGTATCCGCGGATATACCGTCCGTTTACGGCGATCCTGCGCGTGCCGACCTTGCCGCCGGTACGGTTGCCCTCGATGACCGTCAGAATGTCTCCGGACGAAACGCTGACGATGCCGATATGATCATGCCCCGTTGTGTTGTCGCCCTTTCCGCTGTCGGCCCAGGCATAAAGCAGCGCGTCTCCGATCTCCGGCCGGTGGTCGTCCGCCTCGATCCAGATACCGCGGCTTTTGGCGATCCGGATCAGCTCGCCGCAGGAACACTCCGTGCCCGTGTACGGCGCGCATCCGTTTTTGATCCACGCGGCGCTCACCGTCGCCGCGCAGTAGTTGTCGTCCGTCACCAGCGCGTAGCCGCGCGCCAGCGGCCGGTATGCGTTGTAGGTGTCCAGGATGTCCTTGTGCATCGTGTCGCCCTTGCTCGCGCCCATCCAGCCCTGCATGGTTCGCACGATCTTCTGCCGCAGCTCCATTTCCGTCATGTCTCTCACCTCGCCTGAATAATGTACTGCTGTTTCTGCCCGCGGTTGATCCGGGCAAATGTTTCGTCTCCGTTGATCGCGGCGATGTGCCCGCCGTCCAACATGATCGCATGCTCAAACTGGAACGTCTTGGCTTTCGCCTGCACGCTCGCGCCGGTCATGTTCGGCATGTAGCAGAGATAGACCATCCCGTCCTTGATGCCGAGCACGGTATGGTTGGTCTTTCTCAGCACGTCCGAGAACGCGCCGGTAAATCCTTCTGCCTTCGGATTGTAGTCAGTTAGCCCCATGCCGCCAACAGCCCACGCGAGCTTGCCCGCCTGATACGCCGCCAGCGCCCGCACGCTCTGCACACGCTCGCAGCCGAAGCGTCCGTCCGTCGTGCGATAGATCACGCTTTCGGGATACAGACCGTCGTAGTAATGACAAGAGAGGCCACGCACGTCGCGCCCGTTCGCGTAGAGGATGCTGGCCGGACCGCTGCCGTCGTTGTACGCGAAGCTTCCGCTGATCGCGTTCGGGTAAGCAGAGAGCGCCTTTCCCTTTGCCGCGATCGGCAGGATGTCCTTGCAGACGATGACGGGGCAGGAGTAAAGCTTCAGCGTCAGCGGCCAGCAGTCGTCCACGCCAAGCCTGACGGCGGTCTGCACGGCGGAGGCCGGCCCGATGAAGCCGTCCTCGCGCACCGCGATCTTTCGCTGCCACGCAAACAGCAGGCGCTGCTCGCTCGCCGTGGAGAAGGTCATCTCCTTCATTCGGCATCCTGCTCCTTGTAGTAGGCGTTCGTGCTCACGCCGATGCAGGTGCCGATGAACACGCCGAGCGCAAGGCAGGTCGTCTTGATCTCTTCCACAAACGGCAAGCCCCACACCGCGCCGACGGTCGCGTACAGCGTGCCGAACGCCGGCAGCGCGATCAGCGCCACCCACTTGAGGACGTCGTACATTCTGTTGCTCATTTTCATGTGTCGTTCTCCTTTCTCACATCTCACAACGGCACGCCGACATGGCTTGCCGCAAACGCGATCAGGCCACCGACAAGCAGCCAGATGATTTTTTCCACCAGCCCGTCCCAGCGCTTTGCAGGCTTCCCGGCCAACTCCTTGACGGTGCTCTTGATCTCGCCGACGTCGCCCTCGACCGTGCCCATGCGCTGCGCGAGGAGCTGCACGCTCGTCACGAGCTTGTCCGCTTCATCCTGCCGCTCCTCCATCCGGTCAATGCGCTTGGTGTTGGACTTGGAGCGCGCGTCGATTTCCGCTACCTTCACCGCAAAATCTTCCATGCGCCCCCTCCTTAACTGCCGATCACTGTGGCGATGTCCTGCCGGTACGTCACGGTCACGTCGCCGCTGTCGCTCCAGATCGTGTTGTTGCCGAGCAGTGTAGTCATTTCCTGAGGCGAGAGCTGGACGGTCGTTGGATTTCTTAGCTTCGCGCAGAAATTGATCCCGCCGATACTGCTCAGCCATGCCTTAAACGCATCGGCGTCAGCAAGGGACGCGGCATTCGCCGGACGGACGACAACGAGCTGCTGCCCGCCGGAGAATTCGGCGGATGTCGAATAGTAAGTACGGATGCCCGTGTCGGTGCTGGCCGCCGTTATAATGGCAACGGGAAGCTTGTCACACAGCGAAACGATGCCGCCGGTGCTGTTGTCCGAGATAAAGATCGCGTCCGCGCCGAGCATCAGAACCGTGCGGGCATTTGCAGTCCCCGCGTCAAAAAAGAGCCAATTTTCCGCGCCGGTGTAAGTCAGCATCTGCCGGTCGATCGTCAGCTCGCCGGTCGCCACGTCCAGCGTGCCGCCGTAGACCGTCTGGCCGAGCTGCACGGTCACGGAAACAGGATCGTCCGTCTCCGTTGCGCCCGCCCTCGTCACCGTCACGCTGCTGCGACCCGTGATGGGGCGCACGTTGTCCGGCGATGGATCGCCGCTGCCGCTTTGAATCGGCTCCATCGTGACGGCCAGATCCTTCACCGGCAGCCCATCCGCGCCGTCTGCAACACTGGCAATAGGCGCAGGGCCGACTGTAGCAGTCGGAAAAGCGTTGAGCACCGCATCCAGCAACACAGCCGATGCAGCGAGAATATTCGCGCGAGCCTGCTGCGCCTGTGCGGCCGTAATCGTTCCTGTTTGGTCCTCGGTGAATTTCACCGCGCCGGCTGCGGATTGTGCCGCTTCTGCGGCGCTGGCAGCCGCGTCAGTTGCCGATTGTGCCGCTCCTGCGGCGCTGGCAGCCGCGGTAGCTGCAGATTGTGCCGCTCCTGCGGCGCTGGCGGCCGCGTCAGCCGCCGATTCGGCTGCAGCCGCGGCGGAGATGCCTGCTGCATTTTTAGACGCGTCTGCGGCCGCCTGGGCGCTCTCGGCTGCAATCTGAGCATCTTCGGCCGCCGTCTGGGCAGCTTCGGCCGCATCCTGCGCGGACTCAGATCCCTGTTGAGCCTCCTGCGCTGCGGCAGCGGAAGCTGCAGCTGCAGTCTCTGATGCGGACGCATTCTCTTCCGCCTGCTGAGCGGCAGCCGCCGCCTCCAACACGCGCTCGAACCAGCTCTCCCACGGGTCTGGCGGAGTGGTGCCTGTCATGCCGACAGTCGGCGCGGTGTACGTTGTGAATCCAACCGTGCGCGCCTTGTATGTCGTTCCGACAAGATAGGCCAGTGCCGCTACGCCGTATCCGGGCACTGCGCTGTCTGTCTCATCGAAGGTCCATGTTGCGATGCCGTTTTCAATGCTGACGTCGGCAACGGCATATGGGATCTCATCGCCTTTCCTCTGATGAATGATGATCAGCTGGCCGTTTGGATACAATTCTTCCCATGCAGAAATGTCAAATTGCTGCGATCGAACGTTCAGCGTGTCCCAAACGCCGATCCGGATGACTCCGTCTACATCAAGGATGGAGATTCTTCTATTCTCACAAGGCATCGTGTTTTCCTCCATTTCAGATCTTTGCGAAGGCGGATTTGTATGATCTTTCGCCGATCGGGGTGCTATCATCCCTTTGTATAATAAATCGTCGCGATACAATCCGACAGCGCGTGGCTGCTGTCGGCGTAGGCGCGAACGCGCCATGTTCCGTTCGCGAAATAATACGACCCGCTCACTCGGAATGAAATATTCCCGACCGTGTAGGGGCTGCACAGGACGGTTCCGTTCTCGCTGTCAATTGTACCGGATGCATTGACTTTAACAACCTTGCCAGCAGCGGACAGATTCGTCAACGGTTCTGCCGTTTCGGTGACGCCCGCTGAAACGGCTCCGAAAGAGATCGTCTTGCAGTATACGACGGCCCCGTTCAACCGCTCTGTCAGCCGGTATTCAACGTTCATTGCGTTGGGGGGATTCTCCCATTCCCATTCTCCCCAGACGCCGGATTGCAGTATGCGACGGGCTTTACAGTTGGTCGAGATCGCCGTGTATTCCTGCACACATGCTGATCCAGCCGAGCCAACGATCGTTGTCACGAAACCGGACGTGTTTCCCGGCATATTATCGGTTTGATCTGCGACCGCGAAATATGTCCCCGCTGCCGTTGCATTGTTGAGATCATCGCCTGGAACGCTTATGGCGCCAGAAGCTCTTGTCAAGATGTCGTCGATCTGCGCTCCTGTGAACTGCCCTTGATAGGGGGAATACCCCAACTGCTGAAGGATCGTTGCAAGGTCTGCCATTGTATCACCTCTCAATAGAAAATGAGGACGCAGCCGTCCCCGCCTTGCCCGCCGATGGAGCCGGAGCCTCCGTCTCCGAGCGTTGCCGATGCGCTGATCGTGCCGCCCGTGTTGGTGTAAGTGTTTCCCGCGTAGTTGGGATACCCACAAGCGCCCGCTCCACCGCCGCCGTTGCCGCCTTTGCCGCCGCGTCCGTAGACCGCGGCCTGTGCGGGTGCGGATGCGTCTGCGCCGTTGCCGCCCGGTGCGATGGAAACAGCTGCGCGGATTGGATTAGAGCCGTCAGAAGCAATCAAGCCGCTCCCGTTCCCGCCTGTGTTGCCATTCGCGCCGACCGCAGCGCCGCCGCCCAGCCCGCCAGAGGCGAAGAAATCGAAAAAGCCAAGCCCCGCGTTGTATCGCCCTTGCGCGTCCTGTGCGCTCGTTCCTGCGGGGCCGGAGGAGTAGGTGTTCCCGTCTGCCGTGATAGGATCGGGGATAACACGCGTTGCAACGCCGTCCACGATCTCATAGCCCACGCCGTTCATGCCGTCCGCGCCCGTGTCCCCCGTTGTCGCGAGGATATCGCCCGAAATTGGGTTAACAAACCCGCTTTCCGGCACTTCCCCGTTTGCCGAAGATACCGCGCCGAAGGTGGTATCACCGCCCGCAGAGCCTTGATCGGAGCCTTGCGCGGCTCCGGCGCCGCCAGCACCGCAGGAATAGGCAATGCTCTGCCCTTCCGCCACGGAGATGGTGGTCATCAGCACCTTGCCGCCCGCGCCGCCCGCACCGCCCGCGCCGCCTTTGCCGGAAACGCAGTTTTCGGCAAGGACACCAACAATATGGCGCAAATAGCCGGTAAATTGCGTGGTTTCAGTCGTGATCTGGACTTCGGGTTGATCCTCGCCGTCTTCGCCGGAGCCGCCGCCCGTTCCCCCGCCGATGACAACAACGGTGATTTCCCCCGTGAGCGGGGAAACCCATGTGCCGCTGCCTGTCAGCGTCTCGGAGCCGGAAACATTGTTTCCCTGTCCCGTTGGAGTGTAGCCCTCGATCAAGGTGGCCTGTGCCAGTAGATTGGTCGAGGCGTTGACGGACGCGCCCGCCAGAAAAGCCGTCATCGGCTCTTCGTAGGGATCGTTTAATGCAAGATTGTCCCCGCACTTTTCTCCGCTCAAAGAAATCTTTGCGCGGACAGTTTTGGAACTGGAATAGTACGCCAGCACCCTCTTCGCCACATTGAGGGAATTGACAAGAGAAACAAGCGTCATGTCTGTGACGCGCTTGATGTTTTCGGTTGGCGACGCCGCGCTTTGTGTGACGATGCGGGTTGTGTGGGTGTACATCTTGCCCGAAAGCGCACCTACGCCGGAAACGATTGCATAATTGCAGTTGCTTTCTTCAATCGTCAGCGTCCCCGTTGTGGTGAGATCATGAAGCGGGGCATCGTAGAAAACCACTTTTGTCGATGCCGCCGCAGAGCCGTTCGTGTTGTCGAATTCCGTCACAACCTCATCGTCTGCCGAGGCGTAGTAGGAATGCTCCGTCACTTCCACGCCGGACGCTGGGCTTTCGTAGTTGACTTCTCCGCCGTAGGCGATGCGTGAATCGGGGACAGCCGCAGGATTCTGCGAGGAAAGAAAGACAAAAGTCGGATTCCCGTTTCGGTCTTTTCGGAGAGAAACGCCTGTTGCGAAGAGCAGCTGATGCAGATTCTCCCGCCGCGTGGCATAGGGCAGCCAGCCATAGATGGCGAGGTTTTTGACCGCATCGCCGACCGAATAGGCGAACGCGCCGCCAACGATATCCGCGACCACCTCGGAAAAGGTCTGCCCCGTGTAGATGCCGCCCGCGTGGAAAACCGCATCAAGCAGGCCCACGCCGGAAACAACGTTGAGCCGATACATTGCTTTCGCCGTGCGCTCCACGCTCCGCAGAAAGCCCGCCATCATCAGCACATTTTCGTTGAACCACCAGACAGGAGTGCCATACGGCAGAGAGCGAAGCGCGACATCTGCGAGGATGTAGACCTTATCGTCTGCGGTTAGGTAAATGCCGAACGCAGAGTTGACAAGGGACATATCGGTGACATCATATGTCAAGCCCGCGGCATAGGTGTAGGAATCCGACCGTATATCCCGCAGTTCCGCAGCCTCGGAAAGTGCGACAGTGGAACCGTTGGGGATATCGACAGTAGTCCCGCCCGCATAGCGGACGCGCAGAAAAAGATTGGTTGCCGCAATTCCGCTGACGGAAACGGAAAAAGTGTACTCACCAGCCGGAACCCAGACCGTTCCGCAGAAGTGGGAGAGCGCGGCGTTTGGGACAACGGAGCTGGAGGTCGCGTTTTGGAGCATCGTCGCCGTCAACGATCTCCCATCCGTTGTCCATGACCGCTGTGTTCCTGCCAGAGCGTTTTGATTTGCGATCCGCAGATAGTTCTGCTTTCTTTCGTTCGCATCCGCTGGGATGTAGATACCTACAGATGCAGGATCGTGACGCACGGCAGCTTGTACGGTGTCGATGCTCAGCTGATTCCCGATCACATCCACCGAGAACACGCCGCCAACCTCGGAAATTGTGGCGTTGTCAAAAGTGATCGTTGGATTTGTAAGAGAACCAACGATCACGCGGTTTTGAAGCATCGGCTCACCTCGCTCTCAAAACAAGCGTCATGCCCGTGAACATCGTTCCCCTCGCGTTGATGATTCCTGCCCGCTGGGAAGAAATGCTTGCAACAAACGCGCCGTTCGTGACGGTATTCTGCTTCGTATCGAAATAAGAAACCAGAACATACTGCCCGTCCCCGATTGCGGAATAGAGCGCTGCCAGTTCGTCCGACCACAGAGAGTTGAGGGGCCACGAAATGACGGGGCGCGTGTCGATGATGTCGGGGTACTCGTCCCCGTTGAGCATCATGACGGCGTTGTTGCCCGTCCGCGCTTCGTACTCGATAGAGTAGCCCGTGCGATTCGCGGCTGTGGAGAAATCCACGCCGTTGATAACAAGTGTCAATCTCATCATGTCAGTTCACCGCCGATGCTCCGCGCCGCCGAGATTCGGCAAAATTGTAGGTGTACTGGTTCCTCGCAAGGACTTCTCCATCGATCTCGCTCGTGAGGTCGATCTGGATGTTGCCATAGCCGCCGGCCGCAACGGTTGGGAGGCTCCCTGCGAGGTACATGTCCGTGTTGTTGGAAATCGCGCTTGACAACGATCCGGTGTTTTTAAACAAGCCTCCGATAAAAGAGCCGACCTTGCCAATTCCTTTAGCCAGCTGCGCGATGAGGTAGACGATACCGGCAACGGTCTGTCCGATCGCGACAAGGCCCGGCGTTACGTCCCTGATAAAACTTGCAACAGACCTCCCGATTTCTTTCCAGTCAGCAGACTTGGCGAAGTCGAGAAAATCCTGGGTCAGCTCGATGATTGCCGGCGCCATCTCCACGGCGATCTGATTCTTGAGCGCCGTCATTTGGTTGTCGAGACGCTGGAACTGGTCGTCCATTTCACCAAGAGCGCGCAGGGAGTCGCCTGAAAGGATGTAGCCCATGTCTTCGGCCTCTTTGGTGTAGGCCGCAATGCCATCTGCCCCCACGGCAATGAGCGAGTTGAGATCCTGCGCTGACCGGCCGAAGATCTTCATGGAAAGCGCGTCGCGCTCGGTTTCATTGGAGATCTTTCCCAGCCGGTCAATCAGCTGCAGGAAAACCTCCTCGGCGTCGCGCAATTCGCCGTTGTTTCCTGTCACTTGCACACCAAGCAGCCGGAACGTGTCTGCGGCGTCGCCTGTGCCGTTCCGCGCTGCATCCATGTTTCTCGTCAGCCTGCTGATGCTGCCTGTGATCGTATCCACAGAGGTGTCTGTCAACTCGGCCATGTACTGATACGCTTGAAGCGAATCGGTCGCAATGTCGAAATTGGTCGAAAGCGTCAGGATATTGTCTGCATACTCCCGGCTTTCGTTGATCGAATCGCGGATGAAATCGGCGAACTCCTTAACAGCAGCAGCTGCCGCTGCGACTGCGCCCGCAGCAGTAAGCGACGCTCCGCTGATTCCGGCTGCACCAAGAATGTCTTTGAGCGACGTCCCCTTTTCGGTGGCTTCCTCCTCGGCGTTGCTGAGGTCGGCGATTGCCTCCTCATTCATTCGGATCTGCGCTGTGGCTTTGTTGAGCTCCGCCTGTGTACTATTGACGATCTGCTGCCACCTCTGAGTGCGCTCATCCGCCACACCGAAAGCTGCTGCTGACGCAAGCAGCTGCTTCCTCTGGATTTCCAATTTGTCGTTCAACGTCAAAACAATGCGCTCGAGCACATCGTTTTTCTTTGTCAGCGCCTCAACGCTTTTCTCGTTTCCGGCGAACTCGCTGGTCACGACCTTCATTTCGCTGGCGAGCGTTTTGAGGCTGGTGTTGATGTTTTTCAGTTCCCGCCGGTACTCTGCCTCGCCGTCAATGCCGATTTTCGGGCCGATGTCGTAAGCCAATTCTCTCACTTCCTCTCCAGCAGGGCCCAGAAGTCAGCGTCGTTGACCAGCTTCGCGCCCTCATGTTTGACCTGTTCAACCGCGATCAGGTCCAGCAATTCGCCCATAGGGATGGAAAACACAGCCTCATAGCTGAGCCCGATTTTTAATCCGTACCACAAAAACCACGCGCCGCCATCTATGCGGGGCGCGTGGTTTCCGCGTTTTTTCCCGCTACCTCGACATCACGACTGGAGCCGGCCATGATTGCGGCGCCGAGGGCATCCTTGAGCATGGGAAAATCGTCTTTTCCGCAAAAGACAAGGATCTCGTCTTCGGACAGCGGCTCTGCGGCCGTCTGTCCGCTCAGCGCGTTGTACTGCTCACCAGCTTTCGACATTTGAGCGATCAGCCACACGATGTTTCTCACGGAATCTGCCGCATTTTCTTCTGCCTCGGGTGCAATCGCTTCGAGTGATCCAAAGCGATCAATGCAGTCCAGCATGACGCGAAGCGAGAAGCAGAGAGTTCTTTCCTTCCCGCATATCGTTCTTTTCACCGTTTTCATGCCGTCACCTTATGCAGCCGCGATATTGAGGTACGCCATGACAGCCGCGGCAGCCTCGCTTTCGCTGGAAAGCAGCGAAGTCTGCCGGAACCAGTCGTGCGTGGGCTTGTCACTGCGAAAGATCTGTGCGGTCAGTTCCGGCGTCTGCCATTCAATGGTCTCGCCCTGCGTGACAACGTCGAATCCGGGGTTATTGAACAGGATCTTATCCAGGACAAAACCCACATAGTAGATCGTACCGCCGATTTTTTTCTTGAGAATGCCGCCGAGCCCGACGTATGGCGCCGCCTGATTGTCGTTGTGGACAAGCCACTGCGCGCCCTCAGTCGTAATGCCGGTGCCGCTCAGCGTCTCCTGGACCGTACCGAAGATTACCTGAGCAACATCAGGCCTGAGATCGTCCGTTGTGATGGTGATACGCCCCCCGGAAAAGGTCTGATCCGATTCTGCCGGCGCATTGTCCGCATAAAGGATGTTGTCTTCCCCGTCATCCAGCTCCATGCTGAGCTCGGTGTATTTGCCGAGGACGCCGCCGTTCGCGTAGGTAACGGTCGTGCCTGGGTTGCTGTACACCGCGAAGAAAGGCTTGGAAAGGCCGATAGTTGCCATAATCAACTCTCCTTTTTCATGAATTGAGCCAAATACTCGTCGATTGCTTTTTCCATCATGAACTCAGCCAGTTTTTTGAATCGCCGCACAGTGGGTCGGACAAACGGATGTTTTCGGATCGTTCGAGTCCCAGACTCGATTGATCTTGCCTTCAATTTGTTCGGGACACCCTTCCGGTCATATCCGGAAAAATCTAGCTGTTCATAAATGAATCCATCTTTGTTTTTCATCGGCGTCGTACAAAGACTGTCGCGAAGATCTCCCGTATCGATCGGCGTTGCTCGTTTGATTTCCTCGAGCAGCATGCCGGCCGGATCATAAATCGCGTATTTGCACATTGCCTCCGTTTTTGTGCCAAGTTTTTTTATGGCTGCTTGGTATTTTTCGATACCACGGAATTGAATTGTCGCCATCAGACCACCTCAAACGCCCATTCGAGATGAATGTATCCGGACTCGCTTTCAAACTGAACGCTGTTGAGATACCACGCGCAGTTTTCAAGCGACGCCAAAGCAGTCTCGACTGCGATGCGCGGCGTGTCGCTGTCGTCACGCGTAAAGAGATCGATTGTTCCAGTCAGAGATTGCTCACCGTGGCCATCGTCTGAGAAAAAATCGTCGCTGCCGTCCTCGGAATAGACGCCATAGTCGCCGGTTGGTGCATGGCTCCATCCGAAATGTTCGAACGGATAGCCTGTTGACGACAAAGCAGCTCGAAGTTCGTCAAGCATCCACGGTCGCCTCCTCACAGACAAGTTCCAGAGCGAAGCGACTTTGATAGGTTCGAATCACGCGGAAGCGTCGAAGCGCCGTGTCATTGATCCCCTGCCACAAGACGATCTTCTCGCCCTGGTATTCGATGGCGTCTTGAAGCTCGAAAACGATAGCCGGATGCAGCTTGTTTTCAAGGGCCCGATAGAACTCGTCGCGCCGGACAGACTGAACGGAGCAGTAAACCATGCGGGGGGTCTCCTCCGGCGTGTCAAAAATGCCGTGCGCCGCTGGGGATTCAGCCACAAGGTAGCAGACGTCGTCTCGAATCATGCTTGTCCTCCCATTCTCGGGCCGAACACGCGATTGTTGAGCATCCAGCGCAGCATGCGCGGCATCGCGTCCATGGTGTCACGCTTTCGCCAAAGCCATGCAGCGTACATGACAATCAACTGCGCATCTGCCCAGTCGCAGGGGTTGAGATTCAACGCACCTTCTGCCGTGATGGCGTCCTGCGCACTGCTCAAAACCTGTGTCAGACGGATGTCGTATGCAGTTGTCGTAATACCGAGGTCTGTTTTGAGCATCATCAGCAGCTCCTGCATGGAAAACTCCTCCTTTGCGCCACGGGCGGGGTCATAAGGCCCCGCCCGTTATGCTGTTTTGAATCAGGACGCGGCGCGCGTGACCGTGACGGTGTACACGCGGGCGGCGTTGCCCTTGTTGACCGTGATCGTGATCACGTTTGCGCCGACCGCCAGCGCGGCGTTGCCGCCGTTGTTGACGTTCTTGGTGGTCGTGCCGGAAGTTACCGTGATCGAGACACCGGCGTCACCCTGAGCAGGAATCG